AAAATATTTGGATCAGCTACAGGTAAAATATCAACTCTGTCATCAAAATCGGTTAATTTTACTACTCGAGAAGCTCCAACTACATCATAAGGATATTCAGGCGGTAAATACTGTGCAAAAATTTTAGAAAGTAATTTAAACTCTTGTTTTAAAGCTGCGTAAAGTCTTTTATGGATGGCTGACATCACTCGGGAGCCTCTCTCTAAGAGAGCCACCGTCGTTCCGACAGCTGCGTTTTGATTACCATCCCCAACTTGCATATCGGCAATAGAAGCAAAACGTTGCCCTGCTTGGACAACGATACCCATCAATTGTAATAAGGTTTGAGAAGGTTCTTTATAAGGTAAAAAGACAAAAGCATCTTTTAAGTTTCCACCCGGTGTATCTACATCTTTAAATTTAGATAGTGTACCCGCATCTAATAATTGGCGGAGAGCAGATGTTGCAGTTCTGCTCAAGCCGCCAATCATGTGAATGAGTCCAAAGCCGTAAAATCCTAGTCCTGGCAGAAACTTGAAGTGGACAAAATATTGGATTTTATTCTTCAATGGATCATTGGGCGCAAAGTTCTTTCTTATAGAAAGAACTTTTTGACTACCTTCCTCGATTGTTACAACGTAAGGTAATTTTATTCCTGTTGGTTCTCCATCTTGACCAGCGTCTTCGAATCCTTCTAAATCTAAATTAACATGGCACTCTAATATTGTGTAAAGAGGTTCCACACGAGCGGATCGGGTGACCCCTTCCAGTTTACGTTCTTTTTCTTTTAATTGATCGGTTGTATCATGAGCTGGCTTCATTAATTCAACATCTCGATAAAAGCCGGCGACCTGTTTTTTACGCAGATCGTTCTCCGACATTTTAACGACGTGAACCACCGCTTCTGCATCGTCTAATGAGGTAGCCGTATACGGAACAACGAGGTCATCGGCTTGAACAAACTTTGAAACAGCTCGTCCAAGTAATTCATCATAATAAACTTTTTTAAAGGTAGATCCTGCTAAAGGTAAATAAAATAGCATGGAGTCAAATTCGGGTTCATACTCTTTCATTTTATCGAGCAGTTGATAATTCATAAATTCTTTAACCCGTTCCGCTTGTTGCTGTTTCTGCGGATTAGAAGCTCCAATAATTTGAGTTCGTACCGGTCCATCGGCAGGTAATAATTCTTTATAAGCTAGCGCTTGAAATTGAGTCACAGCTTCGGCGAGTACAGGGTGGGTTGCTCCAGACGCACCTTGGAAAGGTTGCGTACGGTCAGTATATTTAAAACCTAAAAGATCAAGCCCGGTAATATAAGAACGTTCCCATTCTCGTCTGGAATATTTATAATCTTTATAGTCTCCATTTAATTTTAATCCAATAGGATCTAAAATATCGTCAGGAAGTAAATCAGCTAAATTATCAAAATGACTTTCTGTACCAGGTATCTGAGGACGCGCATTCGCATCGAAATTAATCGTTGCTCCGCCATCTTCTTCCGGGGTCACTTCTATTGGACCTTGTTTTTGAATCTCCTCTACATTAACATCCTGAAATGCTCCCGGTAAAGGAACATTAGGGTCTAATTTATTAGGGAGTCCTTTATCTATTCGATTGTCTGCCATTTAAACTCTCCGGTTTCTTTGTATCTTGTTTATCTAATTTTCGCAAGCCTTCGGGATTGGGACCCTTCAAAGGTGGGATTGCTTTCCATTTCACGTGCTTCATATTTTTGACTAGAGTTGGGTTTTTCATTTTTTTAATAAACCAGCAATACCACCCTCAGCAAACAGAGCAAGATTAGTATCAGAGCTTAAATGTTGTCCTAATTCCCTTGGATTACGGGGGTATTGTTTTTTATAAAATTGATTTTGTTGTTGAGGTAAATTTTTTTTCCAATTCGGTCCTAGAGTAAAATCAATAAATTTTTCTCTAGGCTTATCCATAAGAGTTCTCCCTACCTTTTGCCATCTTTTTTGTCTTTCCCCAACACGTTGTTTATCAAATTTTTGGATTTGTCCTTCTATTGCTGTAATACCTTTTTCTGGGTCTGCTTTACGTCCTTCTGCGGCAAGTAAAGCATCCAGAGCTCTACCATATAATTCATTACCAACAGGACGTCCGTCGAAATCAATTTCCCCGCTCAGAAATTGTTGGGATAGCTCAGTATATTCTTTAGCAAGTTGATTTATTTTTTCTTGAATAACAGTGCTACGTTGTAAACTTTCAATACTTGGATACTCCGTCGTTTGATCTTGCATCAAATCATTAAACTCTTTGTGAAGCTCGTCACGCTTAACATCAATTTGTTTCATCTTCCAAACATCCGCGCCCCTTTGCCCTGCATTCTCTTTAATTTCCTCATATTCGGACTGAGCCCATCCTCCTAACCATTTAGGTACATTAAGACCATACAATGCCTCACTTGCACTTCGTTTCCATGTCTTGCCTCGAGCATAAGGACCTAAAGCCAATATAGGCGCAATAGCTGCTTCTCCTGCAAGCAACCATCCTGTTCCTTTAAGAAGGGGTTTTATTTTGGTTAAAATATTTGCTATTTTCGTTCCAGTTTTAGCAGCTACTTTAGCTTCTGCTGCCGTTTGTACCTGACTTCTAAAAGTTGCTATTTCTTCTTTACTTAAATCTAGGATTTTTTTATCAGTATTAGTAATAGACCATTTTTTATAATCGCCGCCAATTGTTTCTTTAATAAGTACACTCTTATATTTTCCTTGAGCATCTGCAACAGAACCTGCTTTTCTCCAGTTTAATAATCCGTCATGTTTTGGATATTTTTTATAATGATTGTTAATAATGGATTCAGCTTCTGTATCAAGCTTAGCTAAAGCTGTATCAAATTCAGTGAGACTAATTTTTTTACTCGACACATCCTTTATTAATTGAGCTCGGTTTTCTGCTAAATATACTAATTTTTTATTAGGACCAGACAATTGACTATTAGTTTTCTTATCAATAATTGCAAAATCTTGAGTTCCATGAGCAAACTCATCTCCTATGGGAAATAAATGGTGAGCAGGGAAAGCCTCGAGTCCAGTAATTCTTTTACCTGCTTGAGATATGAGTAATTTTGCGTATCTTCTTAACTGATCTACATTTCTTTCACCTGGAGGAAGTTTCTTGAATTTAAGTCCTAATTTGTTTTTAAAACGGCTAATTAAATCATGAACACCTTTTTCTGAATAAGTTCCTTTAAAATATTTTTCAAAAAGTTGTGCGTTTGTTTTATAACCAGCTTGTACTGCTTTAGTGCTAGTTCTAGGGTTCTGATATCTTAATATCATATCATCAAGAAATTCTTGCTGTAATTTAGGATCAACAAAAACAAATTGATGGTTTACCATTGCAACTTTCTTGTTATTTTTGACTAAATTCTTTCTGATGTCCGCTATATCTGTTTCGGTTAAAATTCTACTTTCAGCCACTCGAGTTCTTTTTGTCCACCCTGCTTTTCTAGCTTCGGATTCAACTAAACCTTTTCCATACTTAGTTAAGTGCTCATCAATCTTACGTCTTTTAGTTCTCTCGTTTAAAATAGCATCTAGCTCTTCGTCAGGTAGGAATTTATATTTATCCGTCTTCGGATCATACACACCATATATCTTCTTAGCTGCTTTTTCTACTCTTTCAGCTGTCCACTTCTCGTTTAAATTTTTAACAGCATCTCCCTTACGAACAAGATTGGCCTTCTTTAGCACGAGCTGTCCATCACCGAACGCAGATCGAAGATAAGGATTTTTGATAATCGGTTCGGGACTTTCTTCCAAAGCCCATCTAACCATTTCTTGATCAGTTTTCATTATTCTCCTAGCATGTAAGCTAGACCGCCTGAAGCATAATCAATTCCTTCTTCAGCAGCTGCCTCTGCTCTTCCTTCATCCCACGCATCGCTCTGTGCTTTTTTACCTACTATTTTTTTATCTATATTTTTACCTACAGCATATTTTTCTATTTCAGTGAAATCAGAGGCATGATCACCATATTTTTCAATCGCTGATTCTTCAAATTTTACATTCTCTGGATGTCCTCCAGTAAACTCGGCTTCTTCAACCGAGAATTCGTCTTTTGTTTTAATTCCTTTTTTAGTTTTAGTCGGTTCAATCCATTCTCCTTTTTTCAAAACGAGTTGTGCGGGTTGA